TTCATGGAGTGAGGGAGCCTCATACATCTGTTGGAGAGCTACACGTCTAATTTCATTCATTTTCAATTTGTTGTGAAACGCATCACTGTGCTGAGCTCTGCATTTCACAATGGGTCTAACTCTTATCATTTACTAATACATACATTTAAAGCTTTAAAGCTTGTAACAAACATGGAATTCATTTACGAAATAGATAATGTTATTTCAAAAGAAATGTGTGACAAGATGATAAAACGTTTCCAGAATGACGACAGGAAAGGACCGTCACAAACATTTGGTGGTGTTCAACGAGATGTCAGAAAATCAACTATTCTACACTTTTCTGGGTTTGATGACTGGAAAGACCTTGATAATGAAGTATTCAAAATTTTTACAAAATGTATTAAGGAATATGGTGAGTATGTTAAGAGTTATACATCGGGGGTAGCTTGTGAAGGTATATTTGAAAATCTAACTGACGAAGGATATTTTATTCAAGAATATCGCTCGGGTGAATTCTATAAATGGCACACAGATGATGCAAAAAAGGAGGGTGTACCTCGCAATCTTACATGTCTACTATACCTGAATACATTAGAGGAAGATCAGGGTGGTACTACCGACTTTTGGTGTGGTAAAAAAGTTAAACCGAAGCAGGGTAAAATGTTAATTTTTCCATCGTGCTGGACATATGTTCATAGAGGTGCACCAGTTAAGAATGGTGGTGTAAAATATGTATGCGGAACGTGGGCGGCTTAGAGATTACAATTAGATATGTATTATGGAAGCTAGTATAGTAATAACAAAAGTGTTACTCCCCCGTATCAGGCAACTCGAACAGGAGGTTGCCGAATTAAGAAAGCAAACATGGCCTTATGTTCAGGCTCAAAAGGAGGATATGGGATTACGTGACCTAGAAGAAATTATTGATTTTTTTAAGGATTTGGATGACGAAACTATTTTGAAACTCGTGAGAATGAAGAGGAAATTCTCAAGAAATCCAGCAGGGCTTCCAGCTAGAGAGATTGATATTGTCATGAACCTACGAAATAATTTTTGTTGACGTATAATAAATGGCTCTTCTATTAGGTTTGTTTTCAGCAGATAAAGCAGATAAAGTAGAAAATCCCGCGATAATTGACTTTGATGGTGTGGGGCCAGTTATGGAACCCATATCTCTCGCCGGTAATATCAGTTCTATATGTTGCGCGTTACTTGTAATTTACATGACAATGAAAAGCCCTGTAAAAACACCACCTGCACTCATGATGATGTGTTGCTGCTGCTTATCTTGTAGTTCATCTGCGTCTAAACTCGTAGATGACACAATGAACCGCTTTAGTGGAAAAAATAACAAATCAGGTCCATCACCTTAAATTTAAAAAAAATCGTCTGTTCTGTACAAGTTTACATTAAATGAACCAGTTTTACCAGTCACAGAGACTGCTTCATTTCCATATAACTCCTGGCACCCTATGTCATCTATACAATCACGACCATCGTGACTCACAGGGAGTGGGTATAAGTTTTCACCCCCGGTCGTGGTGTAGTAGTGGTAGCGATCGCGACGACCTCTAACCTCTTTGCCGTAGAGAGGGAGGGTTTCGTTACCTTCACCGATGAGGACACCCATTTGTTGCATATGACCGGGTTTGTACTGTTTGATGGGAGGCTCCCTAAACTCCGGGCTACGAGATCTCTCTTGACGTTCCATACGTCTAGGTGGAGGGGGCATCATGGGTACTCCCACTGGAACTTCAACCACTTTTGGGTTTTGATACATATAGAGTACGACGAGTACAAGTACAACTAAAGCACCCCACAATATTTGCGTCGTTGTGTTTGTTTTTACATTTGCCTTTGCCTTGATCTTCATATATTATACTTAAGGAAAATCTTTTACATAAAGACATGAAGATACTTGCCATAGATATTGGGTACCACAATATGGGTCTCGTTCTAGCCAGGTGTGGTAAAGGTCCTAAGATTGACGTGAAGTACATAAAGAAGGTAAATCTGGAAGATTATAAACATTTACGTTCCAATGATATAGTTGACCTTGTCCCCCTTATGGTGGATGATCACAGAGATATATTTGACGAAGCCGAAACAATACTCATAGAGAGACAACCACCAGGTGGTTTTACAAATATTGAGGTACTTTTGAATTACATGTTCAGAGATAAAGTTAAATTGGTTTCACCTGTGAGCATGCATACACATTTTGGTATGAGACATCTAAACTATGATGAACGAAAAGAGAGAACCACTAGTTTAGCTGAAAGATATACGAATATTGACATTCCATACGAGAGAAAGCATGACATAGCTGACGCTATATGTATGCTGATGTATCACAACTTCAAAATTTCTGTTCACTTCTTTGATCAATTTAAATATTCATCTAAAGTAAATGCCAACAGTGAAACAGATTCAAAGTGCGCGTAAAAAATTGAAGTCTAGACCGAAGCCCAAAGGTAACAGCCCAAAGATTCCCTCAGCTGCTTTACTTCGTGTCATAAAAGCCGATCCCAAAGTAAGTCGTAATAAGGAATTCATGAAGCGTGTTCATGAACTTATGAAGAAGAAATAGATTTCTTCTTCTTCTTCTGTTCTCCCAAAATCTCTAGAGAATTAACCACTTTTTCTAGAATCTGGGTCATAGTACAAGAGCCACCGTCCCTATACTTTCTAAGCTGATCAATATTGTACTCCAGGGAGTTCTTCTCGTTATTGATCTGCTCAGTGAGAATATTAATACGCTCCTTAGTCTCTTTGATTATCTCATCAAGTTCATCTTTCTCGGATGCAAATTCTACGTCTAGCTTACCGATCATATCTTCCAGATTAGAATGCTGCTTTGTAAGTAGTTCCTTCTTCACAGAAGACTTCGCCCCTTTGATACGTCTATAAATTTCATCCATCTCCTTCTCTATGAGATCTAGTGATTTGATATAGTTTGCCTCTACCATTTTCCTATGAGTCTCTAAATGTTCAAGATTGACTGTGTGTTGCGCGAGTTCGTAACGAGAGTTGCTCATGATTTTCTAATTGTTACTAGAAGCGAATCTTTATATCATTTGCGAATCAGATCTTTAAAATCATCAATAAACATATCAAATCTTCCAAGGCGATATTGTACCAAACCCCATAACATGAAAAACACAGTCTTTGTGAGATTATTTATGTCGTTATCTTCCATCTTATATATGGGGGACACAACTCGGTGCATAAATGTTTCTTCCTTCTGCTGACCAGTCACGTACATCTCAGCTTGTGTGAGTGCGCATGTATCATCATTTACAGACCAGTGATAAAATAGAAAGGGTATGAGGATAGAGTAAAACTCTAGGTTGCGTTTATCATTAGTGAAGGGAATCACGAGGATAGCAATAAGAAAAACAAGATGGATCCAAAATATTATGTTCATCTATTATAAGATGAGCGAAGAAAATTTTGCTAGTATGTCTACATCAGCTCTCAAGGAAAAAGAACTCGAAATGAGAGAAAAAAGTTGGAATGATCAACATGAAACTATACTGCGTCAATGGGGTGAGGCTTCTGGGTGTTACAGATATATGAATCACAGAGCATATCTGATGTACAAGTCTCTCTCTATGCGTTTCACTTTACCTGTTATTGTTCTATCAACCATCACCGGTACAGCAAACTTTGCTCAGGATCAATTTCCAGGATCAATACAGTCTTCTGTACCAGCTATAATTGGTGGTCTTAACCTGGTAGCTGGTCTTATCGCAACAATTATGCAGTTCCTAAAGATTAATGAATTAATGGAAAATCACAAGACAGCGGCATTGTCTTATGGTCTCCTATCTCGGAATATTCGTTTAACATTGGCTTTATCTAGACGTGAGCGTAGCGCGGATGGTTTAGATTTTGTAAATACATGTAAAGCTGAATATGATCGTCTGATTGAACAGTCACCATCCATTCCATCAAGTATTCTTTGTGACTTTGACAAGGAGTATCCATTAGACAACATATTCACTAAACCGGAGATCCTTAATGTGAGATCCATCCCAAAACTTAAAATTGCGAACGTAACTGAACAGGTAACAAGGGGTGGTCCATTTAGTAAATGGGGAGAATTAGTCAAATCTAAAAGTGAGTACAATGAAAAGACGAAACTTTTAGAAGAGATGGAATCTGAAGGAAGTGAAGAAGAGGAGGAAGAGGAGGAAGACGCTAAATCTGCGGTGTCTGAAGAAGAGATAGACGTTGAGCAAGGTACACCAAAAGAATGAGAACAACGATATTAGTTAAAGCGGCACATAATGCATATGGTAAAATTTTCCTTTTTAAAGGTTTTACGATACGTTCTTGTAGTGCGTCATTTTCAAGCACCAAATCTATGGCTTGATTAGTAAGGTCATCGATGGACTCTTTCATTAAAATAGTTGAACAAAAAAAAGAAGAGCCTGTTGCCACACTTCACACGAAGCAGATTGACTTGTTGAATAAGTACATTAGTCAGAAAAAGAATGTATTCATCTGTGGTTCGTCCGGTGTAGGAAAAACGTTCGTCTTGAAGTCCGTACTGAATGAAAGGAACAGTGTGGAGATAGATAAGGATCATCTAAAGTCTAAATCACACTTCCTTACGTTCATCAAAACAGCACCCAAACATGCATATATAGAAGACTACGATTCCGACTATAAGAGTATAGTAGAGAAGGTCTCAGATGGTGACCGTGTATCACGCGGATCCCTTGTGGTTACATCTACGAATATGTGTATGTTTCCAAATTTTGAAACAATTTTTATAGCTAGACACAAACCCGAAAAACTATTAACTCTAACAGGTGATAGATCACCCCTTGTTGAGAATGCTGCGTTGAGATGTAACGGAAATATCAGAGACTTTTTCTCCTACATGGAGGGATATGATGAAAAAGATGTTTTCAAAACACCGAAGGACTACATCAAGGATATTCTCAGTGATCCAAATCCTATAGGTATTCCCGACTCTATCCATGAACACGGACATGTTTGGGACATATTTCAGGAAAATTATTTGGATTCTGAAGGTGTAGATGTCACATCCACAGCGAATGCATTTTCTGATGCAGATGTATACGATACAAAAATGTACACCACCGGTGACTGGAATCTCATGCCATATTTTGTTCTACACGCTCTAGTGATTCCCAAGACAAATCAGGGAGGGGTACTGAACAGGGATGAAATTAGACCTGGAAGTTGTTGGACAAAGTACGGAAATTTCAAGATGCGAAATCAAAAGTACAAAGAGATTCAAAAGAGATATGGTCATAATCTACATATAGAGGACCTTTGCCTCATAAAGAAGTACGCAGAAAACGGAGACTTACAACCTATGATGGATTATGGTTTAACCCCTCAGGATTTTGATGTGATGAATCATTTAGCAGTAGGAAGTAAGTTAAAACAGAGAGACGTGACAAGAGTAAAGAAAGCATTGAAAAATGCCTATGAACAAAGAGAAAGTTGACGACGACGATGATTCTCTCGATTGCACAAAGACAATCGGTAACGAGATTCATTTCTATGGTGAGATTACACCCGAGAATACTTTAGAGTTTGTGGAGGCTTTCAAGAAACTAGAGGTTCAGCTTCTCAAACATAAGGCAGACCTCATTGGTTATGAACCACAGATCCGTATTCACATTATGAGTGAGGGTGGTGATGTCTACTCAGGGTTTGCTCTCAAGAATATCATCGAAAAGTCTAGGGTGAAGGTTATCACTATCGCCCAGGGAGCCTGTTGCTCTGCGGCCACTTTCATGTTCCTAGGTGGTTCAGAACGTCGCATGGGTCAAAATGCATACCTTCTGATTCACCAGATTTCCACAGAGATTTGGGGAGAGTACAAAGATCTTAAACATGAGATGAAGAACTGCGACAAGCTCATGAATGATCTCAAGAAAATGTACATGTCAAAGACTGACATCCCGGATAGGAAGTTTAAGAAATTGATGAAGAAAGACCTCTATTTGTCGGCATCAAAGTGTCTAAAGTATAAGATCGCTCACGCTCTTGACTAATGATGACATATCTGCGATAGAGGCCTAATAAACATAAAACCAAAAAAAGTATTGCAAATGTATTTGCATTCATAGGCACGTTTGTGCGTTCTGGTGG